CCATTTGCAATCTGCAATGACTCCATAAGAGCCAGATAAATTGCTCGATCTTTACACCATCTCTCTGTAGTATCAATCAACCATTCTTGAGATACTTGTTCATATTCAAGAGAATAGAGCAAGGTATTAATCTCCGAGAATGAGGATTCATTAAGATCGGTTCTTCTTTCTAGTTCAATTTCAAGAGCATCTAATGAAGGAAGTTTATTGTAGTCATTGATAAATTCACCAATTTCTTCAAAAATAACTCGTTGTGAATAATCTTGAAAATAATCTAGCTTTAAAAAGGGAAGGACTTTTCTAGTGTAATCATCATTAAAAATTAGGTTTTTTAGAATTAAAATTTCAGTTTTATCCACATTCACTTATAGTGCAAATAGGTCGTCAAAATATACTTTTCATTACTGACAGGAACACACCCTTTATGAGGAAACATCCATAGAGGTGGGAACATAATTAGTCTACCACACTTCGGCTGAATTGTCAAGCCCTCAAAAAGGGTCTCACCTCCTAGCTCAACATCATTCAAATAGAATAAAAATGAAAGGAACCTCTTAGCCGAACCGTGATCCATAACATCAACGTGAGTATCAAATAGATCATTCCCGTTGTTATTATACTTTTTGATTCTAAAGTATTCAAAACTATTTTCTGTTGGAAATACCTTATCAGAAATAAACTCATAATACTCTGTCCTGTATTGAAATACCTTAGAAAGAATAAGATTTTGAATTACCCTAAGACGTTCAGAAGACTCAGTTAATTGTGTGAGATTTAGCTGAGTAAATGAAGGCTTTTTATCAGTATCAATAATTTCGTGTGAGTCTGAGTTATCTTCAAAAGCCTGAATTAAGAGTTGACATAATTCAGGCTCAAGAACATCATCATAAATTTGAATCAGATCATTCAGCTGTATCGTCGTCTTCGTCATCATTTGTTTCATCACTTTTGGTTGATTGGCCATACATAAATTTAGTTTTTGCGAAGGTATCAAGCCTTTCCAATAATTCTTGAGAAAAATACTTTTCAGGATCTTCTAGAATTGTTTTTCTTCCCAGTTTCTTACCGTCAATCTCATAACGATTACCAACTCTTGGGATAATACCAGCTTCCTCTCCCAGTTCAATCAAGCCATAATAACGATCAAGACCCCTCTCATCATAAAAAAGTCGAATTTCAACGTCCTGATTTTCTTTACTTAGACGAGATTTAATTGTCTTGAATCTAAGAATAACTCCAGCAATTTCGTTACCCTCTTTTTCTTTGGTCTTAGAAATGTAAAGAATTGAAGATGCAGAATACGCAATTGATGAACCCCCACTCATTTTCTTAGCGGAATAGGTGTCCATCGTATCATACAAGTGATTATTAACAATCATTGGAATATCCGCCTGTCCCAACTTAAGAGTTAACATACGAAATGCACCCTTAAGCAAGGCAGCCTTTGTCATATCCCTGGTATCTTTCTCTGCGAGTGTGTCACCAATTTCTTTATTGGTTGATAACATACCCAAAGAGTCCAAAACAAACATACAAGGCTTACGTTCTTTTGCTGGGGTATTCAGGTACATATCAACAGCCTTGAGTGCCTTGCGTCTAAATTCCTCTACTGTTACAACATTAATAACAACAACCCGTGTTACATCAATACCTTTATCCACAAGTAGCTTTTTGGTAATTGCAGATTCCGTGTCAAAATAGAGACAGAAAGCCTCTGGATTTTGATCTAGAAAATTCCTGACTACTGAGAGTGCGATAAAGGTCTTACCACAAGCCTCAGGTGCAGCAAGAGCGGTAATCTTATTTTGAGAGATACCACCAAAAAGACTCCCAGAAACAAGAGCATTAAGAATATATGATCCTGTATCTACGAAAGTCTGATTTTCTACAATGTCAGAAGCAACGGCAGCGTATTCTTTGCCGATCTCTTTGACTATACTTTTTAAAAAATCCATAATTAGAATAAATCGTCTAGTGTTGCGTGTTTTTCTGTTTTCCAACCAATAACATCAAGAATCTTAGTTAGTGGTTGAATGAAGGTTAAATTGAACTGCGTGTTGTAATCCACATATTGTTCTAGATTAAGTTCTTTTGGAAATCTTTGAACAAACCCAATAACATCTTCCCGTATTGGATTTGGTGTTCTTAGATAACAGAACTTAAGATTCTCGCCATTTTTAATTAGGGGATACTTATTATCAAGATTCTTTTCTTTTATGTACTTATTATACAGAATTGAGGCTCTTGCTTGAATAGGTGTTCCCTTAATGTATGTAGTTGACTTACTGAACCATTTATCAATGTCAGAGACTCTTCTGGGGAAAGACACATCCTCTGGTGGTAAGGTAAAAAACTCTTCCTTAAACTCTTGAATAAAATCAATCAATTTATCCTCAGTGGAACTCATAATATATTCAATGGCAGTTCTAATTTTTGATCGACAAACTGCTGGAGTTGATGACTTTACTGCCTCAATACCACTAATCTTAATCTTTGGTTCAGAATACCGAACACCCTCATTATCCCACACATACAAAATATAATTTTTCTTTGCTTTCCATAGTGCAGAAGAACAAATCTTCTCACGTTTCATATGAAGGCAATTCTGAAAAGCATTGGTTGTTTTAGAAAATTGAGCAAAAATTGAATCAATAACCTTTTGAATTTGATTATCGCAGATTGAACATAAAAAGTCGATAATCTCTTGTTCTGTTGGATTTTTATCTTTGAACACTTTATCAACAACTGATTCCAAATTCAAAAAAGTGGAGTCGGTATCTTCGGCCAGTATCATATCAATGTCTTGCCCAGTAACTTTTTGTAGATAAGCATTTAAATGCTTCTCAACAGTCTTAATGACTGCCTGACCCATATAAGTAATGGCCTCAGCATTACGAATGTCATAAAACCTAAAGTAAGAGTTTCCCAGACTACCATAGGCTGAATTAAGACATTGTTTTTTAGATTCTTGCAAGATACGATAAGTTGCAACAAGTTCCTCTAATTCTTTAGACGGATTTAATTCATAATCTTTTTGATACTGAATCATTTTTTTCTTATAAACGGATCGCTCATCGAACATTTCTTCCATAATCTTTGGAAGAAAACCTTGAGTATCTCGTCTATACATTGAACCATTGGCGCAAATGCAATAATCAGAATGTTCAGAAAACGGGATAAAAGAATGATCGACAATAGAATCAATTGAAACTGATTCATTTCGTTCTTGAATTAATGTTTCAGGACTAATATTAAATGTTCTGATAAGAGAAGGATACAGAGAAGATACGTCAAACGATGCAACCCATTTAAACTTTCCAATTTGTGGTGGTTTTACGAAAGCCCCTTTATATTTTTCTGTCTTTTCCTCTGACGGAGATTTTGTTGGAATAATAACACCCTTTGCTAACAGATGATTATAAATGATCGCATCCCACATTCGGCCTTGTGATAGGGTGTCTTCTGGATTAACCTTAGAATCCATTGCAAGAGTAAAGGCTAGTTGTAATAGTCGCAATTTGTTTTCTAGCTTGTCGATAAGCTGAGTATCAACAATATTATACTCCACAAACAGATCCCAATCTTTAGTATAAAACTCCGCAAAAGTTTCATACTCAGTGTGATCCAATTTGGTTTCTTTTAGAACTTCCTTTGCCACAGTATCGAGTTTATTGTTTTCCACACCGATACCAGCGTACTTCTTAAAGTAAGGCAAGTAGTCAAGAACATTTACCCCATAAATTTCATAAGTTTCATAGGTCTTTTCAGTTCTACGATCAATAATATTTTTGGATCTTACAATCTTCCAAGGGGATAAACGTTTGGCCTGATTGTTACCTAAGGATTTTTCAATACGCTTGACGAGATATGGAATGTCGAACGTTTCAATATTCCAACCAGAAACAGCATCAGCATAGGAATTTTCCCAGAACTTTAGAAATCTTTCTAGAAGTTCAGATTCATTTTTACATTCAACGTAGGTATTATTTTCAATCAGTTTTGTGTATGGTCGAGAGCCAAAGGTTATGGATTTTTTTGTGGCATAATCCATAATCGTAATCAATAGAATCTGCTCTCTTGCGCCCTCTACATCAACCCCACCGTGTTCAGATGTTGTCTCAATATCCAGATAATAAATTTTATGTTTATCCATCTGAAACTGAATTTTTTCAGGGAACTCATCAGCAATGAATTGATAAACAGGGCTTTCGTTACCGTAAAGTTTAAAGCCATCAACATCCTTATACTTTTCTAAAAATTTTCTGGTATCTCTAATTGTTCCAGGGTTAACAGGTTTTAGATACTCGTTTTCAAGGCTTTTAAATTCTGTTGGTTCTTTTGACTTTAGATAAATTGTTGGCTGATAATCTATAACATCTTGATAAGGCAATCCATCATAATAACCTCTTACTAGAATTTTATCACCAACACACTTTACACTGGTATGCCATTTATTCATTTACACACTTCTTCGTATTTTGACAACAATTTATAAGTCGGTTCTGCCATTGTTAGTAGTTTGTCAGAATGAATCTCAAACTCTGTCTGAGCAGTATATTCAGTCATCCACGGTCGCAAATAAAATTCACCATCTGTTGTAGTAACGACAAATGGGTCAATCATTGACATATCAGGTCCGCCAATGTCTTCTGGTGATAAAACATTAACACGGCAAATAATCAATTTATCAGAAAAAATTAGTAGTTTTGCGTTTTTCATTGTAGAGATTCAAGATAGAGATTTTCAAGTTCCTTAATTGGAGTTACCTCTGATACAATAGTCTCAGGGTTAACAATAATTTTTGTATCTAGAGTGAATTGAGGCCAAGTCAAAAGAACTACATTGGTTTGTAATTGATTCTGATCATCACTGTTTTTTTGCGTGTTAGTTGTAATGACAAGTTTTGGATTAATTAGATTTAAATCTAATTCATATTTTTGAAAGGATGATAGGTCTTCATCAGTAATATTAGAAATAACATACTCACCAGTGGTCAGAATAAAAAGTCGCGTTGCCATAAAAATAGGACGGGTTGTTGAAACTCGTCCTATCTTAGCACACTTTGTTGAATTTGTCAAGGGGTATTCTGGATTTTGCCAGATTCCCTTTTGCGACAACGATAAGTAAGGGGGTAGCCTGAATTATTTAGAGATAATCACGGCGAACGTGAGCATCAGGAACAACACGCTCTAATTCAATAGTTAAAAGACCATCCTTGAAATTAACGGTTCGCACAATAATGTCGTCTGAAATAGCTCGCGTCCATTTAAATGACCTACGTGCAAGGCCATTATGAATGAATTTGACATCCTTATCAGAATCTGATTTGGTTGCTTCGACAACAAGATCGCCATTTTCAGTATAAACTTTTAGATCACTCCGAGAATAACCCGAAAGAGCCATTTCTACATAATGTTTACTATCTTTAGAATAAACATTATAGGGTGGGAACTTGCTTACAGCAGGAACCTCATAAAGACGATTGATCACATATTCAAAACCGATAGAGCGGTCGTGTAGTGAACTAAGAATTTGACTGGTTAGTGATTGCATAATAGATTCTCCTTTAAAAGCGAGAGTTAAACTAGAGACCTCAATCGAGCATCTCTAGCATTTATTTAGCACATAGATTAAGGCTTAGCAAGTACGGTTAACCAACCTGCTCTTCCTTACGAGGACCCTTGTTGCCAATAGTGTACTTAGGCTCTAGCTTATAGACACCTTCAACCTTTTCTTTATAACTGACAACTTTAATTTTATTCATTGGACAAAAACCATACTTCTCAAGTACCTCTGGGTTGAGAATAGTAAGAAGTCCCCATTGTTCCAATAGTTTGGCTGTACTGGAACGGCGTGATAGGTCTTCTGCGGTAATAGTGGTTTGTTTACCGTCTAAACCAAACAGTTCTTTAAAGTGGCAGATGCGATAGGGAGACAGTGTGCCACGGCGAGAATGTAGAATGTGGCAGGACTGATACAGTACGTTTGAATGACGGGAAAGGAGTCCAATTCGTGAGATAGTTTCCCGAATCTTTAGAAAATCATCAGGTTCTTTTAATTCAACATAAATTGGTTCAACATCTTCAAAAGCAATGAAGTTACGATCAAGACTTGTCATAATTTTATAATCCTAAAAATGAAATAGACATAATTTATTTAGCCACGCCACCTTTGAATAAGTCGCGTTTAATTTGTTGCAGTTGTTCAACATTCAGTGCTTCAAGATACTCTTTGGCCTTTTCAGTATTAACCTTAAAGTATTCTTTAATAAGATCAAGATTTTCATCCTTTGTTTTTTTAACATAAGGATTGTAACGCTTTTTCTTTGGCACTGATCGTAATAGAAATTTATACTGCATTTCAGGAGACATTGTGTATCGCTTATTCAATTCATTAACAAGCATAACACAACTAATGTCCCCAGCAAGAATCTTATTGACAATGTAGGATGGGTAATCCTTAATGTGTTCAGATAAGTCTTCTTTTGTAAAGTTGATTGAGTTCAACCATTCCTTAAGTTCTACAGCCATTCACAATCCACCATC